CGTCTGCCCCGAGACAGCTTTAACCTTGTCCCAATTGATACCAAACGTGTCTCCATCCTCTGCGCCAGCATTTAACTTATATGTAAGATACTGCGTTTTATTTGTTTTAGATGTCTTTTCGCGTTTTTCAGGAGTAGCATAGTCAAAAGATAACTCCCCGGTACGATCATCAGCAGATGCCTGCAAAATCTCGTTCTTGTAATAAGACCCGTAATACCCGCGTGATTCTCTATATACTGCTTCTATTTCCCTGGGCTCTGCAGATGGATCGATGATCCCACCTCTATTTTTTTTCGCACTTCCGGCTGCGTTTAAAGCAGATCCGCGCCCACCGAAAAACTGTAAATTTATCACCATGCCGCCACCTCCACAACGTTAAATTTATCGCTAAACGGCTTTATCCTGATTATATCACCTTTGCAATCGTCTGGTACAGACCCATAAAAGATAATCTTATCAGGACATAGCCGCTTCATCATTTCATCATAGCCTGCGGCCGGGAGGACTTTGAATGTTCTCTCGGCCTATATCTTTATTCCAAGATCTTAACCTTATGGATAATCCCATTAATTCCCATCGCCGCAAACTGCTGCCGGATAACCTCTGCCTGCTCGCGTGTCCATACATCAGCTACGGATACTGTGTAAATCACTCCCGGCTCCGCTGCAGGATGCGTCCATTCCGCAGGATCATCATATGCGATATCAAGATCTACATCCCCCTTGATACCTGGGATCTCCCCACAGCTCGTGTACTGCCATCCAGATATGTTTCCGTCAACATCGGGCTTGTATTCCTGATCCGGCTCGTCATCAAACTGCATCGTTCGATAACCTTTGTAGTATCGAGCCACCCACAGCCGTGTCCCAGCAAACGCGTCAAAGTCAAGCCAGCGCTTCTTATAAACATACAGCCCGATATATAGCCCAAACCCGTACCCTGCCGTTGTGATGACTTCCTGTGCCGCTCTGATGCACTTTGTCAGTTTTTTAATGCCCAACGGATGCAACACATCTTTGTCCTCTACATCCCACCAGACCATTGTTCCGGTAAGCCCGTGAGACTGTAATAATTCTACGACCTGCTGAGCTTCTCCACGCGCCGTTTCCGGCGTGGCTGCGTAGGTGTACTTATATACAGACAATGATATATTGTGCTTTCGGCAGCCTTCCAGATTTGCAGCAAACTGATGATCTTCCTTGCCCGATCGGCGCACACTGCGCAAGATTGCGAATGCAACTTTTGACGCTGCAACCTGTTCCCAGTCTATCACGCCTTGATTATCCGAAACGTCAATTCCTTTCCACATAAAAAACACCTCCATATGATACAGGGCGACAGAAGCCGCCCAAGAATCACGCTTAACCCTGCGCGGGAGATAATCGGATCACCTTATCCTTCCTGTACTTCTTTCCATACACTATCTGTTCCTACAGCTCCAGGCTCCCATACATTGTTATCGACAAGCGATTCCCAGACCTTACTGTTGTGTTTTACCTTATCGCCTTTTTTATATCCGTTTGTGCTTCCCGGCTGCTCCCAGTCCGGCGTTACGTTTGGGTCTGGGATAAGAACTTTTGCGAACAGGGACGGTGCCGCCTCCGGAGTCCACTGCTCCTGTTTATCGTGGTCAGACAGGACATTGTACAGCACTTTATTATAAGTGCACCGCAGCCCTTTTGTCAGATGTGTTCCGGCCTCCAGCGCTTCCCATTCAGGGTACAATGACGGCACGCGTAAAGCTTGTGCATCCGTGTTGTCCGCAGCGCTGAATTTAGCCTGCTCTAGCATTGCCAGGAGATTTTCTTTCGCTTTTTCCGTAAACATATCATTCGCCCTCCAAGATTCCGTTAACTTCGTTGATGCCGGACGTGATGCTGGACACATCGTTTTCCAGTTTTGCGACTTTATCAGTCAGTCCCTCCGGCAGCCCTGCTTCTTCAGTTTTTTCCATATGCACCGTACATACAGCCACATGGGATTCCACAAACCCGCTTTCTGTGGTTGCGTCCTCCTGCTCGTAATTGATGGATGCTATCACGTCAGGCGTATATTCCAAACTCACGAATTTTTTGAACCCAGCATATCCGCATATCAGGTCAGTCCCAACATAATATCGCATCACAGCCGTATTCTCAGCGTTCGAAAACATGTCAATTATGCTTTTTACATCGCTGCTTTTTATAGAGATTTGCAAGAATTTCCCGCTTTGGGTAATTCCATCAATCTCCAGTTCTTTGCCAGATTTAAACACGATTTTTTTCATGCTTTTACCTCTTTTCTGTTAGTGTTTTAGATTTTTGCTAAAAATTGCAAAAGTTAATATTTTAATGTAATTAGTCCACCCGTTTTATCCCCCCATTGCGATTGTGCGAGTATGGTATAGCTAATATTACTTAATCATAAGCTTAAAAACATGTCCGTCTCCTGTTCCTCCGTGTCTAAAATTAACTTTCCCGTTTAAAATCGGATCTTTAATCATGGCAAAAGAATAAGATCCGCCTGGTTTGTTACACACGAACGATGGCCCACTAACACCGCTCAATTCTATGGAAACAACGCTAGCTGAAGTAACTACAAATAATGCTAAGTAGGAATATTCAGCATCCCTTTCCGTCATGGTGTAGTAATGAAGAACATTTGGATTACCGGCCGCAACAATATATGGAATTGATATGTTGTGTTCGTAGTCGAAGTCCAGCTCACCCTTAAAAGGGATTACTGTATCCGCACCTCCAATCTTGTATCCCCAGTTGCCGTCTGCATCCTGACCAAAAGATAGACCACCCAAATCACTATTTAGTAAATCAAGATTTGTCTTTGCATTCGCAAATCCGTTCGAGATTCGCTGTTCAAGGTCGTTCATATTTTTAGTGTTAAACGCATCGCCCTCCTGCGAAACCTGCCCCTCGCTACGGGATACGTCATATGTTACAGTTTCTCCGTTTGCAACATTTCTCAGCAACCGCCGTCCTGCAAATTCCACAAGGCGGGCTTTCCACTCTTTTGGCGTAAACCATGTCTCTGCCATTATAAAATCCCTATTCCTTCCCCGGCGTAGATTTCATCGCCGCAATAATAATAACTGTCCATGACGCGGTCATATACATATTTGACATCGTGTAAAATCCGCTCTATGGCATTCCATTTTTGATAAGTAACCAGCGGCGTATCTGGCGTAACTGGGGTATCTTTCAAGGTACTCCATGCGTCCCGGATGCGTTGTACATTATCACGGATTCTTTTAAAATCACTTACTCGTGGGATTTGATTCTTTTCCCACGTTTTCGTTGTTACAGTTATCGCTAAAATTCCAGCGATTTCCCGGATATTCCCTTCAATCCTGTTCAGGTCTGAGGCATTCAGCGCGCCTTTCATTCCTGCAGCCCATTCTTTTTTCTCCGTTTCCGTGATCGTCCCCGCAGCATATTTTTGCGTAAGTAGTTTTGCCCGCTCCACATCCTCCTGTGTCCGGTCATATACCCATTCCATTAGGTGATTCCCACCTCCTCATCAGCATACAACTCGCCAGAATAATAATCTTCTGATGTTATTTTATAATATCCTCTGTACTTTGCCGTACCCACAAATCCACCCGTGAGGTCAATGCTGAGGGATTCTATACAGGCGACAAAATTACCATGCATTTGCAAGGTATTTTCGACTTCCGCCCAGTCCCCCGCTTTTTCCTCGGCGGACAAATGACGCGTCTGAATAATCTGCTGAAGCTGATAATAATCAAGTATATTATCTGCAACCTTCTTGGCACTTTCATAATTCAAAAGCGTTCCTGTAAATGTTTTTGTGTTCCGCACCTCGCCGGACTTTATATGCTCGATTCTGGACAGTGTAGCCAGCTCTGTGCCAACATATTTGCGCCCCGTGATTGCAACCTCCGTACGGGCGCTTCCCGCGATTTCAAGCACAACATAATACGGCATTTGTTTAACTATCCTGCCTGCTGATGCGACCATGTTCACCGCCGGGCTCGTAAGCTGGATTATATGTATCCCCGGCTCGTATGTGCCTTTTGTAATCTCACTTTCTGCTGTCTCCAACACCCATGTTTTATATTTTACGTTCACATCTGATACATAAGGGTCGACTTTTAATGTCGTGGAAAATTTCCGACTGCGAGGAATCGTTGCAGATATTCTTCTCGTTGATTTCCGTATTTCAACGCCCGACCTCCGTGATGTGTTCATAATCGCCGAGCAAGCGAACAAGACCTCCCGCAGAGCTTTTTGACAGGTCTGGATTTTAAGCGTGCCATATAGAGGGGTTTGTGCCACTTCTTCCTCTACTGTATAATCTTCAATCCCTGCTGCTGTCATAATCTCCGCGATTACACTTCCCGCCGTTTCTCCGACATATATCCGCCCGTCTTTAAAATCCACATTAGCAAGCATCCCTTTGTAGTCGATCGCCGATATTTGGGTGACATTTTTGGTGGTACTGTTGGATTCCATAAAAAACACGCCCAGCGGCATCTTCACGCCGTCAACGATTTCGTATGGCAACATTCTTTGCTTTTTCTGCAATGTTTTGTGCAACCCGTTAATGTTTCCAACATTAAAATCATCATCAGTGTCAACAAAGTCAAACGTGAGTTTGTCCGTTTTAATCTGATTACTGATAGGATCTGTGTCATTTACAAGCTTCGCGCTTTTTATGACATCGGGGCCACAGATAAACGTTGTGCCATACTCGAGATAGTTTAACTTTACATTGTGCCACGGTAGGGCACGTACAAATCGGATTTCAATGCGTCCGTATTCCTCCACCTGGTTTTCGGCAAAATAATTCAGTTTGTCCGGAAAGAAACGTTTTTGCGATTTATATGTACCGCCGAGGTCGTACCATGTCACTTCCATCTCCAGCGGGAATGTTTCCGAAAAATGAAAAGTCAGCCCGATAGAGGTATGATTTTCGGTAAAATCTATTCTGATTACAGGCTGTTTTGTGAAAATTCCATCTGCGCCCGCTTGCACATCCGAAAAAAATGGGATGTCCGTCGGCGTGTCTGGCATTTCGCTAAGACTCCCATCCAACACGAAAAAATTATGTTCCAGTGTAGCGTATTTTGGTGGGCTGCCTTTTGACTTAAACAGCCCCATATCCCCAAAAGCAGCATTGCTCTCTGTGCTTTCTTTTGCATCAGGCAGAGCAGTCGTGTCATACAGATTGTATTCGACATAAAATTCTGTTTTCATCATGGTCTCCTTGCCGGTTCTTTCGCCGTAAACTTGCAGGTAAACCCTTTATAATCAGCGCTATCCTGTGTTATCTTCTCGTATTCATCAGAGACGCTGGATATATAAGCTGTGTATTCGTAATAACCAGGATCTGACGGCAGCGAAATAATATGGAATGGGACGGGCTCTGTAACCTTATCCCAGAAACGTTTATATACGCCATCCGGGAACGAGCTGCTCTTCCCGACCGACATTGTGTAGTTAAAATACACGCCTATCAATTCACGCTGGAGCTCTCCCGTTTCAACTCTTTCGGCGAATTTGTCGAGGAAATCCGCGTTTCTTTTTATGGACACGATGGGGATGTTAAAATACTCCCCATCTATGTATATGCCGCGTGTAAAAATCATCCTCCGATCACCTCCAGATCATATCCTTGCCTGCTTGCTTCCGATAAGAAATCCTGCAGTGTAGCTTGCGCCAGATCTACCCCGTTTACCTGCAAGACAATTTTCGCCGTTCTAAATCCGCCGCCGCTCTCTGCCATTACCTCCGATACAGCTTGTTTGATTGTGCCTATCGGCGCTTCGATGTTGGTCTGCCCTGCCCGCTGGTCGCCCAGAATCGCCAGGAACGGGTTGCCGCCACGGATTACCGAGCCAGATGCAAGCGCCGGGATATCCCGCAGGGTACGAGATGCAAAGCTTTCGTTTATGGCATACGGCTGCGTGGACATTGTTCGCGTATGCGATGATCCTCCACCAGTAAATATTCCGCCGAATATCTCCCCCACTTTTTCAAATCCACTTGCAAAAAAGTCTTTAACCGCCGAGATTGCAGCACGAATTTTATCTGTAAAATTCTGAATCAAATCAATAACCGGCTTGATAGTTTCTTCGACTTTGGATTTCACAGCTTCAAAAACTGTTTTTACACTCGTTTTGAAGTCATCAAATTTCTTGATAATCTCCGTCGATTTTTCCTTGACTTTGTTCATCTTTTCTTCAAATGTGCTTCTTACTTTTTCCCAAATCTCCACCGCTTTATCACGGATTTCTCCCCAGATTTCAAGGAAAAATTCTTTGATCGGTGTCCAAATTACCCCTGCAGTCTCTTTGATGGATTCCCAGGTTTCCGCGAAAAATAATTTGATATTTTCCCACACCGGCAATATATTTTCCAAAATTTCTGTCCAAAACTCATCCCACCATATCTTAAACTCGCTCCACTTTAACGAGGCATTTTCTGTGATTTCTGTAAATTTTTCGCCCAAGAATGTGCCAGCAGCTTCACAGAAATTAGAAAGGGATTCCATCATACCGTCAAATGCTTCAGATGCAATTTGAGCCATTTTTCTAGCTACTATAGTAATATCCCATGTTGACGGATCTGTTATTTTCCTCTGACGGGTCAAGTATTCTTCTGCCTTTGTCCCTAATTCCTCATAAGTCTTTCCAGCTTCATCACGAGCTTTTCGATTGTTTTCCTGCCATTTTGTAAACTCTTCATCATTTCCGCCAAGAGCTGCATATGCTGTATGAATCAAGCCGTTCAGTGTCTCTGAAATGATGTCGCCCACATCCTTCAAAAGCGTTGCCCAATCAATTCCTACCAAAAAGTCGCGGATTGCAATACCAACTTCATCCCATTCGATTTCTTCCAATCCCGCCTTTATCATTTTGAGAATAGATGTAGCTACTTTTGAAAACGCCTCGCCTGCCGCTTTCCAGTCAATATTTTTTACAGTTTTGGAAATCTGTTGACCTATATTGGCCCCAATAGCCTCCCAGTCTGCGGTTGAAAAAAATGTGTACACGGTATCGACAAACGTATTGACTAAATTAGATATTGTATTTGAAACATTGTCCCAGTTAAACCAATCTGTAAACGAATTGATCGCATCTGCCAGCCCTTTAGCTCCTGTCACAAAGGTGTCATAAATAACATCCCAATCAATGCTTTCAAAAAAACCATTCAAGGTATCTGCAATAAAAGCACCTATCGAATCCCAGTGAATTGTATGCACAAATTCATTCAAGAACTCAAATGCGGTGTTGATAGCCTGTGCAAGCGTTGTACCAATCGAGTATCCAAGACCTTCAACCTCAATAAATCCGTTGATAAATGTTGCTATACTGTGAGCAATTCTCCGAGCAGATTCTTTGATATCATCCCACGGGATATTATCCAGAGCTTCTTTCAGCTTTTCCCCCAAGAACTTACCAAGCTCATAGAAGTCACTGTTTTCCCACATTTCTTTTAACCAATCGGCTATTTTCAACCATTTATTATCTATTGGTACTTCTTCAAATCCTCCATCAGCACCCGCACCTCCACCGCCGCCGGAATTGTTCTGCTTTTGCAGCACATCCAGGTCATCAAATTTTGCCAAAGCTCCGGCCGCCTTTTTTGCCGCCTCTGCTGTTCCATTCAGGGAATCGTTATAGGAATCCTGTATCTTTTTCGCTCGGATGAATGTGCTTTTCCCGCCGAGGATGGCAATAAGCTGCGCCACGTATGTTATCGCCCGCGTTATCCCGTTTATAAGCGCATTTAGATACGGAATTGCTATCTGGACAATCGGTGCAAAGGCAGCTGCAAGCGCATTTCCAAGCGTAACCAGGGAATTTTTTAGCGTCTGAAATGAATTTGCCAACGGCTCAGAATATTTTGCAAGGTTTGAGAATCCCTTTTGCATTCCGGACACCATCGCATTAAATGCTTTTGTTATCCAGTTAAATACCAAAAGCGATAACGCGATACCTTTCAACCTTGACGCAAATGTGCTGAACATCCCTGCACTTTTCTTTGATGAGAATGCGATTCCTTTTAGCCTTGACGCAAGGGCGCTGAACAGCCCCGCGATTTTTTTCGCGCCGGACGAGGCTGTTTTAAATGCTTTATCGGCAGAATTCTTCATCCGGTCAAATTCTTTTTTGATGGGCTTCTGCTTCGCGTTAAGTTCTGCCAGCCTGCGCTTTGAAACATCTATGTTCCCAGCAAGCTGTGACGCCTTTACAGACATCTTCTGAAATTCTTCTGTATCTTTTGGGGATACAAACGCGTTACCGGATGCTTTCTCCGCGTTTATTTTTGCCTTGATTTCATCTACTTTTTGAGCCGCTTCATCCAGTTGAGCCTTGTCCACCTTCGGGGTATACGCCTTTCCACTGTTCTCCATCTGCTGAAGCTTTTCTTTCAGATCATCTACACGGTCGGATGCGGCTGCAACCTGTTCATTTAGTACGTCCCATGCGCCGCCGGTTTGAGGTACCCCCATGTTTTCCCAGTCTGTCTGACGTGCTACAAGCTTAGACAGCTCTCCTTGCGCCGCAACGAGGTCTTTCTGTAAAGCTTTATACTCAGACGTTGCCGCCCCCTTTTGTGACATACGGGCCTGCAGTTTTGAATACTCGGATTCTGCCTTTTCTAACTCTCTTTGTAATTCTGCAAATTTTTCTGTCGGGATTTTCTTTTGCGAAAATTCTTCCATTTTGCGATTGAGAGAATCTAAAGCCGCGCTGTCTTTTTTTATGGCATTAGACACGCGCATCATCTGGCTGTTTAAATCTTTTGTTTCAATTTTTGTGTTTATCCGTATCGAACCGTCATATTTCGGCATATCAGCCTCCTACCTTGATCCATTTCATAAAAGCGTCAACGTCTTCCTGTTCCTCTTCTGTCAGTTCCTCTTCCCGCTCTATTGCAAATATTTGTTTCTGCTCCTGCAATGCCTGTTTTGCACGCGTGTCCATCTTAGGGTCTATTTTCTGCTGCCGGATGGCTATGACGTTCGTGTATGCGCATTCACCGAGCGTGGACAGCAGTCCCATGAACGCCCAGTAGTGCATGTCAGACCGGTTCAGGTCGATTCCGTACTTCTCCAGAAATGCTGAATAGATGCGCCACTGGTCTATGTCAAAATCTGTTACCGGAACTTTGTCCTCATCCTTCGGGCGGTTGTCGGTATACCACCCGCTCAGAAACCACCTAAGGCCATCCACGGCAGTTTTTAAATCGGGTAAAGAAGAAGGGCTGCCGTCCCCATCCTCTGACGGATACAGCAGCCCCAGCGCTACAGCCAACCTTTCATCGTCTGACAGGTCCGGATCTTGCAAAGCCTGTGAAATCTGGATCCCTGTCTGGAAGGCTTCGTCTATGCGGAAACCCTCATATTCTGTTGGGAATTTATCAAGCAGCACATTCCACATTTAATTGCTTCGCGCCCCTTTCCTGTTCGGGCTGTATTTGCTTGTGATTTTCTGATTTCGTTCAGTGGCGAAGCCCTGAAGAATCGGTATGATCTGGTCTAAAAAGTCCGCGATAAGCTCCATTCCCGGGGATTCCACGTCAGGGAACACCTTTTTGCAACACCCGCTCCCAAACAGAGAATCCAACTCAGCGCAGGCCTCTTTGCATAAAGCGTCATACGCTCCGAAGCGTTCCGTGAAATCACCGGAAGAATCATTAGCAATCCTATCGGCTTCCTCGTTTTTTGCATTCAGCCATGCCACAAAATCGTCAAAACGCTTAAAAAAACTGTTGTCAGAGATGTTGACCGCAATATAATCGCCGTTGTCGTTGACCTCAATGCGTTTGACGCCACTGTCTACTCGTAAACTTGCTGCTCCCATCTTGTCCTCCTTATTCCGTTAAAGCCCTGTCAGACGCGGGCGTCGCCGTGAATTTTCTTGTGGTTACGTTAAACGTTCCAGCTTCTCCGTCACCTCTGCCGCCAAGAGTCAGTGTATCTGTCACGTTTGACCCTGCATCGCCGCCCGTGCCACCTACACTCACAACGCAACGGCGGCGGACTGCCGGATATGAGGGTCCAGCGCCGGAAACTCTCACGCGGACATAGGATGTGATGGCGTCAGCTCCGACGGGCAGCGTGTCGATCATCTTGTTAAACCAGTCCGTGAGCTCCGTGTCCTCTTCGTCTACGTTCTGTCTTTCAACTTCGATGGACGGCGTATAAGATTTAAGGTCAGTAGATCCGTTTTCCTGATTGATGTACTGCACTGTTTCAGTCTCCGGGTTCATCTCCTCTGTCAAAGATGTAATGCCCGTTCCCAGAAGCCGGTAGTCTGCCGCTGACCCCTCAGCGGACGTGTCCATTTTTACATCAACGAAATGTCTCAACAAATGTCTTTTCATCGTTTTCTTCCTTTCTTAAAATTCAGGTTCGATAACATTTTTATAATAAACCGTAACCGGTAGAACCCAGTCCTGCACGCCATTCTCCTGCGGCTGTGTTCCATATGCGTTCCCACGTGTTACCCGCTCAATTTTCCGCCCTGCGGTCAAATCCGGGTATACCGCTTTTTCGTACTCTTTCCCTTCAATCCCGGAGGGTTCGTGGCAAAGCCAGCGCCCCAGCGTGTCCAGAAATTCCAGAATAGTGATTTTCTGTCGTTCCCTTGCTCCCGTGGTCGAACGGTATACTACAAAGCAGGGATACCGGCATTCCTGATATATCCGCCCGAGTATATCTTCTTTTTCTGTATACACCAGCGCCCCGGAATCATTGGAAAACGCAATGCCATCCTCAGACCCGAGCTCTTCGAATTTAATTACTTCATCCGGATACAGCCCCGGAAAATGGTTAAGCAGCGACTTCATTGCCGCCGTCAAAACATCATAGCCGGTAGCATCATTCCCGATAGGTTCAGCCACTTTCACCACCTACTTCCCTAAGATTTCAAAATGTGGGATTACCGTATACGGTCCGCCCACTGACGATATCAGGTAAACAAAATCTTTTTCGGCATTCATAAACGCATAAAACCCTTCATATCGCCTGTCTGTATAATCTGCATCGTTTACGAGTACGGCACCGTCCCATGCTCCTACCATGAAAAAGTCTGTAGACGGATTAAATGTAATGCTGTCTGGCAACAAATCGTTGACCTGTCTGTTCCATTCCTTCGGCGGAAGCCACGGCAATTCTTTTCCGACGGTATCAACAATAATTTTTCTCCCGTTCTTAACCCCGAACGGGATATGTAACTGTGCGTTATCTGTGCTGTCTGTCCCGTACAGTTTCATGATCTGCCCCCGATCAGTCTCAAGATGCACGCCGGAAAGCACATGGGGATACCAGATGGCGGCAGTGCTGGATTCGTAAAAATTGAATATTGTCACTATCGCATCATCCATCGGTATCCCTCATTTCACAAAGAGCTTCGTTAAATTTATCCGTAAACGCCCGGATTCTCACGATATTTCCCATGCATTCCTCTGGCACAGAACCGTAAAAGATGATCGTCTCCGGCTGCAACCGCCTCACCATTTCTTCATACCCTGCCAAAAACAGCGCCTTTTTTTCCTTGCTGTTCATGCAGCCAACAGAAGATACCGCCACGGTTCCGCCCTCCGGCTCTCCGTCAAAGCACCAGTCAAATGAGTCCAGCGTGCTCCATGAGATCGTCGGGATAACCTGTATTCCTGCCTCCTGCATATACGCCGCACACCAGTGTTTCCGGTAGTGGTTGTATATTTGCATGACCTTAGGAAAATCTGTATAGGTAGAGAAATCTGGAGACATTACATAGCGAAATCTTTGAAGCATCGGGATATACCGGTCTATGTTTGACCACAGGCGGCAAAACTGGTAATCATCCAAAAAGAAATGAACGCCTTTTCCCTCGCAATCCTTGGTACTCTTTGCATAATTGAATCCGATCCAGTCACAACCGCCCTCATAGGCTACTGGCTCTATCTGCGGTATGCCATATTCACCCACGCCGTCAAATAGCCGGCGCTCCAGATTTTCATAATTACGGCAGTTTCTGTAATTCATTATGAATACCAATACTTTCCACGTTTTGATTTCCTATAATACCGTTTTCCGTCACCTATAATTTCCAATTTTCCAGAATTGGCGGCTGATGTTAGAGCCGATGCAAGCTCCCGCTCTTTTCTCGCCTTTACATTCTTATCGGATTTGTTTCGCAATTCTTTCATATAGGAATCTATAGAGCCTCTTGCATCTGCAGCTTTGCCCGCTAAACTTCCGCTTCTTTGTCCTTGTGTAAGCCTCGCAGGGCCGCTTACATATGGATTTACAGCAGCCGCGGAAGCTTTTAATGCTGCGGTTGAAAGCTTTGCCATTTCGTCAATAGCGTCTTTTTTTCTTGACTAGACAGTTCAAAATTGTTTATTTCCTTAGAATTGCTTAAAAACATTCTTTTTATAATGTCTCCCATGTCCGTAATAGAAGCATCATTTGCCCGTCTAATATCGTCTTGATTTAAGAATTTGAATATGCTCATACTTCTTCCGCCATATTCAAGTTTTGTTCCCGAAACCAGACCGCCTGCTGCACCGCGTCCGCCCATAAAATCACGCTTTCTTTGCCTGCTTGTATACCTGGTTTACTCCTGTGGCCGCCAGCCCGGACACCATGCCCACCGCCGCAGCATTGATATAGTCCGTCGCCGGGAAGTCCGGCATGATGTTCATTCCCAGCGCACCCAGAAGGCCGCCGCATACCGCCATAATGACCGGAATCCACTCATCCGGGATTTTCTGCGCCGCCTTACAGCCCAGACCGATAACATAGCAGATAGCCACGATGGCCACACAAGTTCCTAATGTCGTAATGTCCATGAGTTAATCCTCCTGTTTAACCACAATCTTTTTGCATAAAGCTAAAAATTTATTGTTACCCATTTCTACCTTATTCCTGCGTACAACAACGGTACGCCATCATCATTTTTCACTCCTGCCAGATAAAGCATTGCCGCATCTGCCAGAAGCTTGTTCGTCTCCTGTGCATCCCCGGCCGCCTGGTAGACCGCGCTCCATGCCTTTGCGCCGTTTGCCATTTCGGACGGGGAAGCGTAGGAAATTGATTCAGAACCGGCAGACTTGGAAGTAATTACTCCCGAAGTAACACCGCCAGCCCCGCCGGAAGATGTCTCCCCAGCGGAATACAGCGCTTTCTTCTCTGCCAGCTCCAGTTGATATAACTTATCACAGACCGCACACACGGCTTTCTGTACCTTTGTCGCCGCCCTTTCATCAGACGGTAAGCCGTCAGCCAATCGGTCAAAGGCTATCACGTCTAGAAAGTCACTGGCGCGGTCTGCGATACGATCAAAGTCCTCCGCCGGGACGACATTCCCGTGGTAGATCTGTTCATAAAATGTAAATGTCGTGTATGCCATCCCGTCGGCCTCCTTATCTCCTACTCTTCCGTCTTGTTTCCCCGGAAAGCGGTTCGCCGTCAGTGTTCAGGGGTGTACTGGCGGCCATCAACCCCCCGCATTTACGGTGATTTTCGCGATACCATCCAGGTATTCCGCAAACAGCACAAGGCCGGTGATCGCAAACGCCTCAGACACGGCGGTGTTGTAGTTGCCCTGTGTGTGGAAACCGATCAGATTCGTTTCTCCGCTGGTCGTGTACACAAGTCCTGCCTTCGCGAAGTCGCTGTCGTTGGGGTCGATGTAATACATCACGATGTTTTCCACCGGTGTAGCGATTACCGTATCAGCCGGGATCTCGCTGTCAGAAAGGAGGAAAATTGTATTGAACCCCATAAAATCCTTCAGGTACTGGAAGCCGAACTGATTCTGGATGGTGATGTTCGCTGCTCCGATATACTTGTACACGTCAAGGATGTTCACAAAACCGACAACCCCGGTGATGTTCCGGTGCATCTGCTTAAACTTGTTCTCAACCTTGCCCTTTGCCATCGCAAGTGCCATCTGGAAGGTTGTTTCCTCGGACGTGAGCATTCCGGTTTTCAGATAGTCGTAAAACTTCTTTGTCACGCCCGCCTGAATCTGATAGAGGAACTCGTCGTCAGTCATCTGGACAGCGTTGTCATAACCGTGGTCTTTGATTGCTTCAATCGAAACGGCCTTCGCGTACTTCTCGATGGTCATTTCCTGATACTTCTTTTCCTTTACGGTAAATTTGCTATACGGGATATCCTCGCCTTCGCCTACTGCACCATCCTCGAGCGTCCCCTCCGCATATTTACTTTTCAGCATTGCGCCGGGCTGCTTCTTTATGGGGCGCATGATCCCCAAGATGTTCCGCAGATGCTGCCAGTTGCGCTCGAATCTGGTTACAAAATCCAGCTCTCTTGCGGTTACCTGGACATCCGCTGTTTTAATCAAATTTGCTTTTGCTGGCATATTAGCCCTCCTGCTTTAATTAAATAAACTCATGTTCGCAGCAATTGCAGCCTGACGCTCAGAAGCATCCTTGATGCTCATAATCTGGTCTTTCGTCAGCGCGCCGCCCTGCTCCTGCTTATTTGTCGGCTGTGTAAAGCGTGCCTGATTCTGCTGTGCTTTCTGCTGCTCATCGTCAACAAATGCCGAAGCGTCCTTTTCCTTCATCTGGGCTATGAGGTCATTCAGTCCAAGGATTTTCCCGTCTTTCAGCTTTAATCCGGCCTCCTTGACTTCTGCCATAATTGCGCGCTTTGCCGCTTCGCTCGAGAATTTAATTCCTTCAAACTCCGTTTTCAGAGCGTCCGTGAAATCTCTCTCATACAGCTGCGCCTGTGCGTTTTTCTCGGCATCCTCGGCCTTTTTCTTCCAATCAGCCAAATCCTTCTGCATTGTTTCAAGGTCAACGCCCTCGAAGCCTTTCAGGGTGCTTTCTGCCGTCTCAGCTTTTTCTTTCCACGTGTCCCGGTCAGTCTCAGCCTTTCCCAGCTTCTTTTCATGTTCAGCTTTCGTGACGTAATTTTCCGCCACCTTTTTCGTAAGGCTTTCCTTTTTGTCCGCCGAGACCTCAATTCCCAGCTCTGTCAAAATTGCTTCAATGTTCTGCATCTTTATCCTCCTAAACGTGATTGATTAACCGCCCGTCAGCGGTATGGATTAAGCCCGATAAACCACGGGCGGGGTAGTTGTGGGAAGGGGAATTGAACCCATGACACACGGCTTATAAGGCCGCTGCTCTACCTCCTGAGCTATCCCACAAAGCGCCCGGGGTAGCGAACCGGGCGAAAAGCGTAATGATCGGCGCTGTCTAAACAATGCACCTATACCGTGCGCCGGGGCTTGAACCCGGCTGCTTCCATGCACGGTGGCAAAAACAAAGAAAGATGGGATGGATTTTCCTGCAATTACGATTTACAGGATTGCACACAGACGGAGTCGAACCGCATTTTCAACCTTCCCGCAAGGCTGTGTGCTGTAAAGGAGGAAATACAAATACAAAAAAGAGCCAGCAATCTGTAAGAAATCCTTACAAATCACTGGCTCTGCGTCTGGCGTCTGGCACTTAACGGACGATAGGCTCTGCCTTTCCGTTTTCAATATTCACGAGGCTGGTCGTTTTACATTTCGGGCAAAACACCGGAAGATTATGCGCTGTCGTATCCTTGCGGAATGCTGACCGCGTTTTATTATTACAGACAGGACAGTATACCCTTTTGATCTCCATAATGATCATTCCTTTCCATAGCCTTTAATACATTTTACCAAACAAAAAAAACTATGGCGTACCCATGTTTAAAGCAAAAGCGGCAAGTTTCCTCGCCGCCTTTACTCACATCATCTTTCGTAATTTTTCGATATACCGCGAAATGGTCTCCCTCTCTTCTCGGCAGTCTGCATCTTTTGACAGATCTCCCAGCTCTTCCGTCAGTGCATCCATATGCTCTTCCAGAGCGGCCAGCATACGCCGCTTGCAATCCTCAGACTTGCCGTTGCGATAAGACTGCTTGTTTTCCATGTAATCATCATAAGGGTCATTGTTTCCGTTTCCACGGCTATAGTGCCCCTTTACATAGTGCTCCCCACGTCGCGCATAGGATGATCCATCGTCATAGGCCGTCATGCTCATTCCGTCATCCCTGCTGTATCTCCCACGGCTGTCGCGTTTCCGCCTCTCGCTGTACTCTCCATTCTGGCTATATCCGCCTTCCATTTCGTCAAGGACGGCGTTATAATAACCCTCTTTGCACTTCCAGTATTCCACATTTTCCATGTCTTTCAACATGTCTATCAATTTGTATGCGGTCTCAAGATTGCCTGTGTTCAGACCTTTTTCCGCGATTTTATCCAGCTCTTCCCGGATATTCTGCATCAATTTGTAACTCATGGTCTGCCCTCCTTAACCGCAAACCCGAACAGCTGTTATGTTCGGATTGTCTACTAACACAGGAATTGTCCCTGCGTTTTTGATGGAAACGTTTTCACAGCATCCACAGAACACATCGACGTATGTCTGGGACGATGTGTTAAAATACTGCTCTACTGCCGCAGGGGTGGCACGCATCACCGTGCCGCCGAGAATTTCCCCATCTCTGGCAATTCCCAGCGCCACTTCTCCTACCGTTTCCCCAGTCGGTACTGCGACGTTCCCGGAAAATGTGATCAGATATCTACCGGGCTTTACAAGCGTTATCTGCGCGCTTCCAGCCCTGTGTCTTTCTGCGCATCCGCCCTTTGTTGCCACTGCCGAAAACGGGATGGACTGCCCTACTGGGACCGTGACCGGCGTTGTGTTTACTAACTCAATCATTTTATTCTCCCTTCATTTCAAAAGGGGCAGACGTTCTCAGCCTGCCCCTTTTTGTGAATAACGGCATCAGCCGAACATCATGGCAAAATAATGCCACGAAGATACTCCGTCTGAAGTTTTAACATCCGCATCCCGTGTTGCCTCCGTAGCCACATCCGGCGCCAAAGCTAAAGCCTGTCGGGTTTACGATGGACGTGTACGGGGACATGACCGGATAAGACGGCACGGGTGTAGGTCTCAAAGCATTTAAGATGCTGTTTGTCTGTGCGTTGTTAGACAGCTGGAGCTGTGCGGACTGTAACTCGGTCTGCAAAGACTGTATCTTGTCCTGTGTAAACAGGTCGATGATGCGCTGTGTTCCGGCGTTCTGCGCGTCAATTACATCGCGGAATCCGTTGTTTACGGTATTCTGTAGGATGTTTGTCTGGGCTGCCATGTTGTAGTTTACGCCAGCAATAGCCTCACGGGTATCGCAGCAGCATTGCTGCATCTGATAACCCAGATTTGACAGGTTGGCGTTTACGCCAGCAAGGCCGTTGCAAAGCTGGCCGGAAAGGTTCTGGATCCCGTTTTCGATTCCCTGCGTGGACAGCGCTGCGTCGATATCGGCACGGGTTGCATAACCCTGAAATGCAGGAGAATTTGCTCCTCCACCATTTCCGCCCCAGCCGCCGAAGCCGCCCCAGCCAAACATACCGAAAATCAGGAAAAGGATAATCCATGCACCCCAATCTCCGCCGAAGCCGTCATTTTTTCCTGTGCCGCCGGTTAATACGGCAACATCAGAAGCGGTTAAACCGTCTGTCATAGTAATTATCTCCTTCGATAATGTATTTACAAAACCGTGTGCACCCGGTTGTGTACTATTTAAAAAAGCCTTTAAACATACCCTGCATCTGCTGTGCCATCTGCTGGGCTTGATTTAACTGTTGCTGGTTTATTTTGCCAGACTGTAAAAGTTTATTGATTTCCTCCTGTGGATTCCTGCCCTCCATCTCTTTCCGGAATCGTTGGAACTGTTCCAGCATTCCAGACATCCTGTTACCGTTCAGGGCCTCAAACAAGGGATTCGCCATGCCTGCCTCCTTCTGGCTTTGTTGCCGTTTCGAGATAACTATACAGCTCTTCGTATTTGCTTCTCAAATCGTCGTATTCTTTTCGAGTGACGTATTTATCATCTAAGTTTACTTCCGCCTGTTTCTGCTGATCTTGCGTGCCAACAGTGACCTCTTTGTAAGCAAAGGTTCGGAGAGCCGGCATCCCGGCGGCATCGGTAGTCTTTATATAAAAATTAGAGTTTTCGGAATCCATCAGAAGGACGCTTGTATTTGGAGCGACAAGATAAGATTTAGCTCCAGCCTCGCCTTGCACCCACAAAATCCCCTGATTTACCTGTTGCGTCTGCTGCGGCTGCTGATATTGAGCCTGCATCTGCGCCAGCCTGTCCATCTGCGGCTGTAATGGATTTATTTGTCCATACTGATACGGATTATAGCCATACCCTTGATATGGTAATGCCATGCCTGCGCCTCCTATGACTAATTCAATAACTTTCTATAGCTAAATTATGGCATAAAAAATAAGCCTCTGACAGTTCATCAAAGGCTTACAAAAGTATCAAATCAGCATACCCGTATTATCTTTTTGTTTATTCGCTGGCTCATTCTTTTCACAGTGGACACGCTCACGTTCATCATCTCCGCACATCTTTCCAGCGGGATATTCTGCGCCCGTAATTCAAAAAGCCGCCGTTCCTCAGGTGTAAAATTGCAGTATTTGCGAAAAAAATCCAATTCAAACACTGTAAAATCGTATACCTTCAAGATTACTCCCCTTATTGCGTCCGCGCCAGATAAGATATAAGCTTTCCCCTCGTTTCTTTTAACTGCTCAACATTGTTCCCTGATATCTGGCTGTTAAGCATCGTTACCAATGTCTCCATGATTAGGCTGTCCCGCTCCCTAATCTCATGCATCGTTTCAAAGTCTCGCTTGTCATGCTCTTCAAGGACTTTTACCCGCGTGGTGAGCTTAATCGCGGGGGATATCCATTTATGTATCACAGCCACAGCGCCCCCTATCACCGAAATGCCGCCGCACACAGCAAGAATAGCCTGTATCGTTTCCATAGTGCCTATCTCCTTATTTCTCCCAGTAGTATATCGGTATCTCCTGACCGCTGTCCCATGTGTCCCAGTAATGTCCATCTTTGACGCACACCACATGGCCGTCTATCCCGAGCACATACGTCCCTGCTGGATGGTCTCGGCAAAAATCATCTACCGTGTAAACATGCTGTCCGTGGTCGTCTACGATATACCGGCGGAATCCGTTCTCGCGCAGATACGCGCCCCAGACTCTATTAGCACTTGGCATGTCAGACAACGAAAAACCATACACGGACAAACCTACATAAACTGTATCCCAATCTTGCCCTAAAGCCTTGCACAATGCGCGCACAGTGCAATCCCCTACTCTTTGCCATTTCGAGGGGGTTTGGATTGTAATATTCAAATCGGTTCGTTCTCCGCATATCTTTTTGCCCCTTTATTTGCTGCCTTTTGCTGCGGGTATCCAAATCCCGCTAATGCATTCCGATCATACTGCGGCTGTAATCCATGTTCTTCGCAATACTGGTTATAAGCCCTGTTCTGTCCCTGCAATCGGTAAGCCAGCTTATCATATTCCTGCTGGCGCTTTTCCCGTTCCGTGTCGGACGCCCATGCAAGCTCTTCCTGTTTTACTATCAGCTGACGTTTCGTCTTTCGGATTCCGCGCTCCATAGATCGCTGCTTCTGGCTGTCCTCATACCGTTTTAGATTTTCAGCATCGGTAATTTTATTTCCGCTTCCATCCAGCAGATTCCCTTCTGCGTCCCTCCACGGATTCTTCATCCGCTTGTCAAACAACATATGACCGTGACGACAGTTATAGCCATGCAGCCCTCTCATATCCACAACCCTGCCCTCTCCCGTGGTCAGATCAATATCATACCCCGTCGATTCCAGCAGGTTCGGATATCCAGGCTCGCTTCCGTCAATTTTAAATACACGGCCCTGCCATTCGTCATGACCCGCAAGCAAGGGCTGCCCATCGCGCCTTACTCTTGCCCCGAGGTGCGCCGAGGTTAACACATACTCTGTTCCGCTGTCCACGATATACCTGTTTGTCAGCTGCGCCGCTGTCTGGTTCATTGACGTCACTACACAGCATCGTACCGCAGATTCCAGCGTCCTTCGCGTCCCTGTCGGGTAATCCACCATAACGCCGCGTCCCGCATACGCATCCAGCACATCCGCTATGGCTGCGGGATAGCTTTGCACTCCGCTTGCTACCCTTACATCGGCTTCGTCGAGCAGCGACACAAGGTCTTTTTGGCTTTGTTCCAGCGTCGTCCTTGTGAGGTTCTTCAACTCCGCCCGGCTTTTTATGTACTCTGCTTCAATAACAGCCATATATCGTGCATTTTCAAGCGGAGACTGCGCCGCGATACCCATTTCTGACAGTGTAACCGCATCATCTTCCCACGATGTCAGCACGGCACCACGCAGGAGCTTCCGCAGTTCTTTTTCGCTCAGGTCTGTCAGTTCCATGATACGCCGCTGTATCTCATCCCGGCTTTCCCCCAACTGCTCCAGCCTGTACAGCAACCTGTCCGCCGTGGCTGTGATTTTCCCGGATTTTAAAATCCTTCTGGCGATATCCCGCAGGATAAAGTTTTCCAGCCGTTCATAGAGTTCTAATATCCGGTCAGCTTTCCCTTCAAAATACTCTGGTCTCAGCATCACTCTTTCCCCACCGTTTTTCTCACAAGATTCAGCCAGTCGTCTTTATGCCGCCTTTTGGCTTCCTCGAACCATTCAGACGTTGTTCCCGGCTCGTGATATTTAATCCGTCTCTGCGTCGGGCTTTTGCTGGGAGGGGATGTCCACCCTATGATGTTCCCCTCTGCGTCTTTAAGCGGGATATTCGGACCGTACACAACGCCCTTGTACAAATAATGAGCATATGGCGTGTCATACTCAACGATGCCGCCGTATACCCCGTCTGGATATCTTACACTGTTTCTTAGTGCACCCTGCCGGAATGGAACGAAGGGGGCGCTGTCCGCCACTACCTGCATATTCAAAAGCTTCTGGGCTTCCAGCAGATTATCGTCTATGCGGGACGTATCGAGCTTAATCTCCACGTCCCCAACTTTCGTATCCAGGTTCATTCTACCACCTCCCGCATTTTATGGCGTACCCTTATTTCATCTTTGCGTATCCCACGCTCATCCCCGCTTCCGCATCGTTTGCCACGGTCGTTGTTGGGCTGTAGGTTCGCAGGGCTTTATAAGTGGCAAGCTGCTCTGTGGTAAGAGGTTTTTCGATCGGTGTTTCAAGCTGCCCTAAAAACGTCAATGGATTGGCTGGATTGGCTGAGTTTATAAAACCAAGAATCTGTTCTTTAGCCTCTTCTTTTGTAACATCTTCTTTGGGATGATAATAAAAAGTTGTTGAATTTAATGCCCATCCGGGAGCAATTCCCCAATTTGCATAAATACCATGTGAGATTAAACACTTAGTCGAACCATCCCTATATCTATTTACAAGGGCTCCATAAATACGATATCTGTTTGGAACATCAGCGGTTTCTTCAATATTTTCCCACTTTGCTTTTGGTGTTTCTGTTGCGACCCTCTGCACATACACTCCTTTTTTAAAATCCACCTCGTCGCATACCCACTGCTGCCCGTCTGCATCTGTGTAATTTCCGCCGGATGATACCGGGATCCCAGAAAGACCGTTTGGTGTGGGAATGATGAGGGTCTGGGCGGGCTTGTAGGGTTCGTATGGCAAGGCGGTTGAGCCTGCGTTAATCATCGGATTAGACACTACTTCGTTATATGTCCCATTACTAATATAACAGTGATAAGTTGTTTCTTCATCAATTGTTAATATTCGATCAAATACGGAATCTTCAGATGCAATAATGTGCCATATAGCGCCACCTGTTAGACAATATACCCCAGGTTTTAACGTTATGTAAAAATTTCGGTTATTTGTACCAAAAGTTCCGTTTAAAACTACCTCTCCGGAATCGTTTATATGCAGAAGTCCTGCATCTATCTGTGTTTTTAATGCAGTGGAAGCATCAAACAGATTCGCGCCCAGTGTCTTAACCTCAATCTCGCCATCCTGCCCTACGCTTTTAATCTCCTGCGGGTACTCCTGTGACGGTGAGGGCTTGCCGCCGGTGTAAGGCTCGTAATTGAATGCAGTTGGATATCTTTTGGATATAATCGCCTTAACCTTGCCATCAAAGGCTTCTCTACATCTAATCAATATCCGAAATTTATATCCAGCAATTACTTTAATTTTCACCGCAGTTCCATTTCTGGAAACTCCCAAAATTAAATATTCCCCATTTACAAATGTAGTGACAAGTAATTCCACATATTTGCTGTCTGAATAAATATAATATTCTCCCGGTGCTAATAACGGGAAATCGTCATATGAACTTTCAAGCGTAGCGTTTGGTCGTCCAACTGCATAGATATCGGTTCCTTTTTTGCAGGATATCACTATCCCATCTTCAAATACCTCAAAATTTATGCCCTTTTTCCCTACCTCAAATGGAAATAACTGTGCCCCAGTCGTGCTCACCTGCGTTGATTTGCCGTATAGGGTAAGGGATTCCAGCCCACGATTCTTCTTTGAATTTTCCAAGAGGGCGGGGTTGCCGGTAACGACTGTGAGCACAACGCTGTACGCATCGGCTACCAGCACCAAGAAATGCTCCTCTCGTGTCACAGGCGGAAAGACTTTCCCCTCTCCGCTGGCAATCGCCGCCCAGTAATATTCTAATCGTGTCACAGGCGCAGGGATGCTTCCGCCCCATACTCCTGCTACCTTTGCCATGTAATACTGCAATCTCGTGACGGGCTGCGGGGTATTGCCGGAATAATCCCCCGCCATAGTTGCAAGATAATATTCATCAATAGTCACGGGCTCGGGTGTCTTGCCCTTATATGTCCCTGCAATCTTTGCAAGATAATACTCTTCCCTGGTTATCGGCTCCATCTTATTCCTCCCCGAACAGCCCCGTTTCCTTCGGCTGCGCTTCTGTCACCATTGCCTTCGCATCGTCCTCTGTCATGCCCTCAAATTTGACGAAATACATCCACGCGGGCACCTTTCCTTGTGCGACATAGCTCCACCAGCGTGCCCGATCCTCCTCGCGGTTGTATGTGATGTCCCCGAAGTCGTATACCACTTCATAAACCCCGACAGGGGCAAGCGCGTACAAATCTGCATACACCGACATGGCATATATTGCATCATTTAGGCAACTTTCCAACTTGTCCCGCACATCCTTGATAAACTGGATGGTTCGCTGTTGCTCCGCTTCCACGCCTGTCGCCGTTTGGATGCCGCTCGCTTCGTTAAAGACAAAATAGCCGTTCGAGAACCCGCATTTATACCCTATCTGGGACAGGAGAGCATTGATTCCGTCAAGGCGTGTGGCTGTATTGAGCTGCGGCGTAATCTCCTGGTAAAACTCTTCCGGGCTGTTGCCGAACACGTTTTTTACATAATGCGGCAGTTTAACGTCTGGGATGCGCCCGTTAAGGTTTTTCCCGCTGTCAAACATCAGCCGATCATCTGCCAGGATTATTTTTTCGCTGTCATATATCTCCCCGGCGTTCCGGCTGTATGCGATGTCAAGGTCTTTCATCTCTTCGATGGCTTCCGCGTATACCGGCATTCCCAGCGGAGATGAAAGGTCTACGTTGTTAGCAGCAGGGGTGCGGAACACTCCGTACATGGGGGAATCAAGTCTTTCGTTCCCGCCCTTGAGAATCGGCGGCGTTTCCTCTAGCAAATTTGCCCACTTTGTCTGTGCCAGCGGGATAGGATCGCCGAGGGATTCGCTGCTCTTTGATACATACGCCTTGTTTGATATAACATACGGGTATACCACGCCCGCCTCCGTCCGCATCTCGACAAACCTATGGTATTCCAGACGCGTATAAAACTTGTCGTTAGCCGCATAGCTGTCTTTAAACACAACGCCCGTTATATTTCCGTTCTCGTCCTGCTCCGTCACGATAAAATCCATAGGAGTAAACATATCAAGCCCGCTGCCATTAGGCTTTATGATTACCGTGCCATAAGCACAGCCATACTCTACCCAATGGCGCAGGCTATAATAGGCTTTATCAATCTGCTCCTGCAACCACGCCCCGCGTGCGCCGCCGTCAACCTGGATTTTAATCCCCAGCGTGACGAGCCGCGCCGTTTCGGAGCATACCGCCTTTGCAAAATTTATAGTCTTTATTCGGTTTTCTGCGTCTAGCCAGTATGGCGCACCGCGGTAGATGTTGGCACACTCTACAACCTTTGCCATCATCCGCGCTGACGTGGTATCCTTTACCCTAAAATCTTTCTCCGCCTGCTTTTTAAAAATCATGCCTATCCACCTTTTTACTGCTGATAAAATTCCCATTTCTGTATCACCTATGCCGTATTGCCCCGCCTGTTAAATAATGGCTCAAATGCGTACCGTGTGGCCGCTATAGTGTGGTCTGCCTGTCCTTCTGGATATCCACTGATGATGTTCCCGTCCTTATCCCTGTCATACTCATACTTTGTAAACTCATCATAGACATTCGGTGTACGGTGGCGGTCAATAACGATTGTGCGCCGCTGTAACCACTTAAAACCATACTCCACGCTACCCGGTCCCTTTGCAGCCCCCGTTGCCGGAAGTCCCATATCTCTATAGTCATTGATTGACTTAGGCTCGGCACTGTCGCAGATGATCCGGTAATCATCGTATCCCTGTTCTTTTATCCACTGTGCCGTCAACTCATTGCTCGTCTTATGCACATAGTTTTCGTCAATAAAATAGATTTTCTCTCTTGTGCTGTCGTAATACGCCCGAATAAAAGCATATGCGTCTGGATACCAACCGAAATCCACGCCTTGATATATTCTATCCATGTGTGAGATTTCCTCGTCTGTGATTTCCCGTAATTCCAGATATTCAAAGACGTTTCCGCCGTTTCCGTTTGCCTTCCCCATGTACTCATTATCATACGCATCTGGATTGACTTCCTTCAGATGTTCTGCGTCACTGATAAACTGCGCTCCTAGCCAGTCTGGATCTACATCAAGGTATGTGCTTCTAACCACCATAGCATCGTCATTCTTTGTTTCCGCTTCATTCGTATATTTATTCGCCCAGTTATTCTTACTTCTAGGAGGGTTGAATGACTTGAATCTATATGCCTTGTCTCCGCCACGGATAGCTGACTGCTGTATGCTTCTGGCTTCCTCCGGCCCCGCAAATTGGTCTAATTCTTCCATCCATAAAATACCGATATAGCCAAATTCCGGCTTGATTGACTTGATTTTCAACGGGTCATCAGCTCCACGGAAATATATTTTTTGCCCGGTCGGAATATGCGTAATCTCAAACGGGGATACTTTAAAACGAAAATTATCTTCCAATCCCAACTTTGCAATCGCCCATTTCATTTGTGCGTACACGGAATCTTTGATAGTATTCCCAACTTTCCGTAACACAAGTGCGTGCATATTCGGATTATTCTTTATTAACTCCGGTATAATGCAGGAAATCGCGGAGGACTTGGCTGAACCTCGTCCCCCAGGCAAAACATATTCTGAATGTCTCCCTTTCCTTACATCCCGTATCATCGGGTGAAACACATCTGCAATCACATCAAGGTCTATATGATAATCTTTTGAATTTTTGGCGGCTTCTGCTGCCTTTTCTTTTGCATCCTGTTCTTCCTTTATCGCTAACGCTTTTTCAAGGTCGTTCATCGCCTTAAGTTGGTCGGAAAAATCAGGGGCAAATCCAAAGGAATCCGTCAAAAGGCCATTTGCAATTTTGGATCGACGTACCTGAATTTCTGTCAGAGACATAATATCTCTTCCGGCTTGTTTTTCGATTTCCGCCTGCCGTTCTGCTATATATGCTGAAACTCCACGCTTTTCCAAGATATTTTTTCTTGCATTTTTAATGACTGCATCAGAATATTTGGCTTTTCTGGCCGCATCGGATAAATTCCCGCCATTCTTCAAATATTCATCCGCAAATGCCTTTTGCTTTGGTGTTAGCATTCTCTCACCGTCCTCTACTTCTTTATGAGACAAAAAATACCACCAGGGAAAGCGATATAATCCCAATTTGACATATGATTTTTATCACGTCACTCTTCGTCCCGATCATAAGCCCGAGTAGGAATGCTATTATCATTCCTGACGCGGAAAGATACCACGGTATCATTTCTCTAATCATCCTGTCCCCATCCTTTCGTCTGTTCCCATATGTCCGCCAAACACTTTACCGCCTCAATCGCGCTCGCTGTTCGCAATATCTCGTAGTCCTTCATCCTCCATCCGTTCCGCCCGTTTTGAAGTGTAGGTGTTGTTAAGATCCACATCGTTATCATCCTGTCCTGCTCTTCGCTGTAAAACTGGCTGGTAGAAATTTTGATTACGAGCCCCGTTGACAGTATGGCGCGCTGAAGCTTTTTCATGACAGCATTACAATTCATATCATACCCCATACAGTTCTTATTCTATTTTACCATTCTCGTTTCCTGATCCGCGTACCCCTTTTACACAATTACATGTCCTTCCAGCATCATATATCTGTTGTATAGATATATCGTCTTCCTGCGATACCCATAAAAATCTTTCCTCCCGATAGGGATGTTGCATATCTTCGAGATGTTGTCATACCCCAGCCCCGATGTCAAACTAAAAAACAGATATTGCGCCAACTCTGCATATGCGCTTTCCGCAGCCAGAAGCAGCAGTTCCAATTCCCTCCCCTTTGCGTTTTTGCACTTGTCTTCTATTTTTTTTACCTCATTGTATGTCAGACCGTAACCATTAAAGTATGTGTCCCTTGTTCCCACATTCCCCACCTTCTTTCTTTTTGCTTTATTTTTTTGTTACCCTATCCCAGTCCCGCAGGATTTATCTGTGTAGACAGAGGGAACCAGCACACAAGCTGGCGCGCCGGAGCTGGCCGGTTAGGTGATACATTCTGCGGCTTCCCCTCTGTTTCGTTAATTTAATCTTCTAACCACCTATTATCCAAATAGCAAAACCAAATCACAATCGCAATCATCAGAATTATCCAAAACGACCAGAACATTATATTTCCAATACCAGAAGTGCAACTATCTAATGCTTGCTTAATGGTATAGTCCTTAAAAAATTGTGAACTGTCAGAAATAGTTCCATCTGATAATCTGGTATATATCGTGCCAGTGTGCTTAACGGGTGTTCCATAATACTTGAATCGTACCTTTACATATTCCCCTGACTTCCAACTGTACTCTCTGTCAGAATTTATTGTCTTTATGTGATTGTCCAGAGAATACGGGATTTTATCATACGGAAATTCGATACCACAAAACATAATATTTTCGGAATGTTTGCTTTCTCTGTCCTCGATTTCCCATTCATAGTATACTTCTACTTTTGTGTGCTCTTTACCTTCTGAATCTGTTTCTGTCACTTCTCTTTCATGGCGTTCATATCGTTCTTCTATCTTTTTAACATGAAGATATTCCCCGCCAATCTCATCAAAAGTCACTGTATCAACCGCTTGCAAATCTCCATACACAAAAGCATTTCCAACATTTGTGTCCATGCCATACCGAAATAATTCAGAGTCCTCAATATGCACTGCCTTCTGGTATTCGGCGTTCTTATCGTTCTGCATATCAGTTATTTTTCCAGATATAAAGAAACCGACTATTAGCATAACGGCGGCGATTGCAACGCTGATGATGATTTCGCGCTTGGTTATTTCCATAAGCTATTCTCCAAATAAATCCTGCGGTGCGTCAACTGGTGCTTGATAATCCAACCGCTGAAATTTCAAAACCTCATAGCCTGTCCAGTCGAGGAAGATTCTTGCTGGAAACTTCTTTGCATACCTGTTATAAGCTGTTACGGATTTATTGTAATTTTCCCGGTACTGGGCAATCATGTTTTCGGTAATAGACAATTCATTCATGAGTTGCTTATAATTCTCATTGCTTTTCAATTCTGGATAAGCGTATGTAACTGCCGCGATCACAGTATTTACATCTTCTACACTGTTCCCTTCGCTCATTCCATCTGCAAGTCCAGTCAATGTTTCTGATTCATGCCTATCGTACTGTTTCACACAGTCTGCCAGATTATAGACCAAGTCAACCCTGCGTTTCTCCTGCACTTTAATGTCAGATTCAGCAGTATAGACCGATTCTTCAAGGCTGATTGCCCGGTTCTGTACTGACTGTACTCCAAACACACACACCAAAACTGCTGCAACTACTGCTCCTACGATAATCAATGGTAATTTCCAATTTTTCATAGCTCTTTTCCTTCCTTTAAATGATCATTTTCGCCTTTGCAAAATACATCTGGCTAATCACCAATCGTAAAAAAAATCATAGGCAACACCCCAGCAAAGGCTGAGAGTATTAACACATCTCCCATTCTTCTGGAGCGGTCCATACTAAACGCCAGAATAAATAGTATCAGCCAAGCCGCAGCCGCTATTTTGCCCAACTTTCCTAAAATATCCTTTTTGTCCATTTTCTTATCCCTCCTTAATAACGTCAGATTTTTTCGATTACGTTTTTATACAGCTCTCTGTACTCTTCCAGCAGTGCTTCTGCTCTTTCCGCACGGATCATAAGCTCCTGCACCTCTGCATCACAACATTTTTGTGGCTCCGCAGGAGCGATATTGCTCGGAATTTCCACCGGTACTTCCCGGACAACTTCTTTTTCTATGATCTGCGGCTCAATTCCGATCGCCGCCGCAAGCTTGTTTTTCACATTTGCCAGCTGCTCATCTGTTACTGTACGGAGGTATTCCTCAAAACTTCTGAATGGCACATAATACATTCGATCGCTGGAACCGTACCGCAGCCCATCGCAGTTTACTTCGATATCTGTATGCACGCCCTCTTCTGCCAGGTTAATTACATATGTCATCGCCCCGTTGTCTGCTACCACCAGCACGATCTTCTCTGTCCCTGTGACGGTTCGTGTTCTCCAAACTTCTCCGGTTCTATTCTCTCTATCCATATTCTTGTCCTCCTGCATCTTCCTGCGCTTTATTCTCTCTTCTCTTGCTACCGCGATAATCGCCCGGCAGGATGTTTCGTCGCGGTAGCCCTCTGCGTTTTTATACATCCATGCCCCCCGCAAATCATTGGTTGATACCATTTCATACTATCCCCTCTGTTTTTGGTATCATCTATTCCCGATGCAGAAGAACGTATCTTCGTCCCAGCATCCCTCATTATGGTCATATCTGTAATATCCAATGTCTCCATCTTCATTCACAAACGGCGCTGTGTAAGAATAATAGCAAGGACATCCTTTGGGATAATATGTCATTACCATCTCGTTTCCAAGCATCGGGCACTCTATCTCCCCCCACTCTTCAACGTCATCGTTCCATTTTAACCATTCAATCGGCATTGTCCGCCTCCATCAAATCTCATCTTTGTTAATTAACAATAGGTACCACTTTATGCATATATGTTGCACTCAATCTTTAACGCCCCTTTTTAGTTTCTTTGCTATATCAAAAATAACATTTACAGTGACTCCATTTCCTGCCTGCTTATATAACTGACTATCTGAATTAACAAACGCTGCTTTTTCAAAATAATCATCTGCCCACCCCTGAAGTCTAAAACATTCTTTTGGCGTTAACTTTCGGATTGCTATGTAACACTGAAGCTTTTCATACCAGACCGCGTATACAATCAGTTCATCTGATACCTGCACGAAAATCCCTTGATTGCAGCTTGTATCAAGCGTGTTTGCTGTTGCTTCCTTGACCTCAATCGCAATTCCATGCCGGTCCTGTCCTGTCAACGTGAGCATCGGCTCTCCATCATCTTTAAATCGTCTTCCATTCTGACGTTTTTCTGCTCTGTCGGGTGTTAATACTGGAATTGCAATCTTCGGATTATTCATGTGTCCTGCCGAATGGCATTTTGCAATACCATCAGTTGAAAGAATTTTTCCGTCCTGAGATGAGTTTATTTCGCCAATGATTTTAATTGCCGTCTTTATTCCCTCTCCCTTATTTTTTGTTAATACCGGAATTGCAATTCCGCTGTCCTGCCCTGCATGATTCGCCATGCCTTTGTAGTATCTTGCTTTCAAGCATCGTGCCTGCTCTGTCATCTGTGAGCCTTCGTAGCACAAATCAATGAAACACGGCAATGTAACATGATGACCTCTTTCACCGCCTTGTCCAGTATCAAGTGCTTCTGTTGCTCCTTCTGGTGCAAAGACCTGCGCATTTCTTCTGTATCCGTCTTTATGACCGACTATTTGAACACTATTTTCCCCGTCTGTTCCTTCGACAGGAAATACTTTTGCGGTACTTCGTCCTCTAAGATGTCCGATAATAAAACACCTTTCTCTGTTTTGCGGCACTCCAAAATCTTTAGAGTTGAGAACTTGCCACTCTGCATCGTACCCCTCCCTGTCCATTTCAACGAGCAGCCTGGCGAAATCCCATCCTCCATTAACACTAAGCAAATTCTTAACGTTCTCAATGAAAAGGTAAGTGGGTTTATTTTCTTCCTCGAGCTGTCCGATAAGGTACATAACTCTGAAAAACAGGCTCGAGCGGTTTCCTTGAAATCCAATTTGCTTTCCTGCGACAGAAATGTCCTGACATGGGAATCCGAAGCACCAGCAGTCTGCCCTTGGAATGTCTCTTGCATATACTCTTCGAATGTCATTTGCGTACCATTCTCCATTTCTGTATTCCTCCTTCAATATTTCTTTTTGCCGTTTCTTCAATGGCACTTTTTCTAATGATTCTCTTTGTTTTTGCGTGAGTAGGTGCATAGATATATAGCTTGCCGTTGCAAATTTGTCAAACTCGCAAAATCCAACACATTTATGCCCCGCCAACTCCATTCCTTTTCTAAACCCGCCTATCCCCGCAAAAAAATCAATAAATTGCATTTTTTCTCCTCACCTCTTCCATGTCGGTTCTGCCTGCTCCCACACACGTTCCACCATGTCGCACTGGCAAACAATCTCTGTTGCCCACTCCCGGATTTTCCGAAGCCTATCCGCATCCGGTGCGATACTTGCACGCCGTTCGATCGAGAGCGCCAGTTCCCTGATCCGGTTATCTGCCGCCATCCATACCGGTTCGGCATCCGGCTGCGTTTTAATCCATATTGCCATTCTCCTGTCTCCTTTGTCCTATCCTGTCAGTATCCTGCTCCAGGACAATGCTTTCTCCGGCTTTATAAATCCGGTACAATAGCACACCCGTCAGGACTACTAATACAGTTATTATCTTTCGCATTTTTACCTCCTGAGCGGCGCACATGCCCGCTCCCAGCTCTCTGCCCATCCATCCGGCTCCGCTCTCATAATCTCGTAGCCGTCTTTTGCCTTTACGCCGTGGTATACGCGGCTGGCTATGGTCTCGCGGGACATGCCCAGCAAATACATAAGCTCTTTTGCTTTGTACCGTCCCTGGTACTCATCGTTCTTGTACAGGTCGTACAAGATTATCTTTCGTCCCATTCCGTTTTCCTCTCTTCCTGCACCACTGAGGACTGTTTGAAACCTTCTGCTCAATCAGTCTCATATCTGTGATGCACAGCCGCCGGTATCCGTCCTGTTTCTCCTTGCGGACCAGTACGCAGGATTCGCACTCATCGCAATGCGGGAGATTTGCCTTAATCCGGCTGCGGTAGTCCCGCTGTTTCTGCCGATACAATTCTGGGTTTTTCTGCCAGTTCCGGCGTTTAATCATCGCGTGCAATTCTTTATCTTCCATCATACAATCTGCGTATGAGCAGACATTACACGCTGGATATGCACAGTCTTTCGGCATCCTTCATCACCCTTTCTGTATTTTTCTTAAAAATCTTTCCTGCTCGCCCGCCGCAATCTTCCGTCGGATATTCTCTTCCGGCATTTTTACCACGATGGAATCCCGCTCAATCCGGCTTTTCGTGCGGTCGTCAATATTCAGTTTTTCTACTGGCAGATTTGATGTGTAGATTGTTACACATCCCGATGCCATCCGATGATTTACCAGTTGGAATATCTCCTTGCGCTGCCATTCCTTGTCAAGCTGTGTCCCGATGTCATCAAAAACCAATAGTTGGCATGTCCGGTACACTTCAGACGGGTCGTACTCCCCGCGCTCACGCCGGTAACTCTCCGCCACAAGATTTATATAATCCGGTGCGGCGATAAACCTCATTTGAAGCCCGTATTTCATCATGACCGACTTTGCAATGCAGCAGGACAGAAACGTTTTTCCACTTCCTGGCGTTGTGCTCCACAGGTACAACCCTTTCCCTGCGTTCTCCCAGTCTGCCCAATCCGTCAGCATACTTCCTGCCAAACGTTCCAGCCCTGCTGCATACTCCGAATATGCACCAAAGTTAAACTTCTGCAAATCTGCCTCATGAAATTCATCTGGTACTCCTGTCCGATCGTCGGAACGCCACTGTCCGGAACACTTCGGGCACGCCCTGACATATTCGACTTCCAGCGGGTAGCCTTCAACATGCGCTGTATAAAACTGCCATCCCGTCCCGTTGCAAATTTTACAGTTCGGCTGCGCTGATGCCATAATATCCCTCCTCTTTTGCTTTATCCCCATGATCTGCCGTATACTTTCCCGGCAAGTAATAATCAAATGTCATGTCACGTAAAAAGTTTTCCGCCTTTTTCACAAACCGGAGATCTGTATTGCGCTGTCGGCATTCATCCGCATAGTTTTCTGCAGCCGCTACAAGATCCTCCTCCGAAACCTGTCCTGAAGAAACCAGATCCGCATATGCCGTCCCTGTCATGTAGGTGGATGCCCTCCCAGGATACGACGCAAGAAATTTTTGAAAACATCGCAGTGGGGGGATAGGGGGTGTTTCGTTTATGTTTTGTTTTTGTTTATATTTATTTATGGCTACGCTTTGTACTTCGGTTTGTCCTACTGTTTGTACTACGCTTTGTACTTCGGTTTGTCCTACGCTTTGTACTACGCTTCTGAAAGTATTTCCGTCAGTGAGTGAAATCATATGATAACGATTTGGGCTGCCTTTTTTTCCTTTTTGGTATTCAATCAACCCAGCTTTAATGAGATCGCCTCTCGCCTTTATCAAGGTAGCTTCACGTCCCATTTGAAGGGCTGCCATCAAACGCAGGTTATCTACTTGCATCCATTCGCTCCACAAAGTCTTGTTGTTAAAAGCCATCAGTTTGTACCATAACAACTGAGCAGTGATCGGCAATGTGTGGGTTTCGAGCCATTGTTCAAAGGCGTTGATTTCTGCTATATAATTCATTCCGCCCGCCTTTTTGATACCGCCGCCCGCATGGGGCAGCGGCTCGCTTTTAATAAATTACCGTAAACATACCTTCCGGCAGATTGCGTCCGCTTAACTGTTTAATAATGTATGCAGCAACATCACTCATCGCTTCGTTTCTCCACGCCCCGCCATCCGCTTCAAACAGCGCACAGGACACGCCGCCACGGTCACTGTCCCGCATACGGAAGATGAAGGAGCTTTCCGGCTGCTCAACTTCCAGGAATGTCCGGTACGGTGCAAGGATCACTGGATTCGGTACGATCGCATCTGTTTTAGAGGAAATACCGCTCTTCACAGTCGCCTTCTGTGTCACACCATCGTCCCCGTACTGCGCTACAGTACCGGATTCTACCGTACCTGCAAACTTTAAAAGCAGCTCCCTGTCGTCTCCCGGAAGGAATTTTGCCTGTAATGCGATCAGGAAACGCTCATGATCCATATATGAGTCATAGCTAAATTCCGGGATCTGTGCTTCCACAATTGCCAGCGTCTCTCGCATCCGGTCAAAATTGAGACAGGAAACCAGATCAACGCGGGTCGGCGATGTCACATGGACCATATATTTTCTACACGCGTCTAGCTCATCCACATTGGAAGAAATATAATCCAGAAGGCTTGTGAGCGTCCGCATCTGGATCGGCTCTGCCCGCATTTCCTGCGGGATCCTTGTCATCCGCTTATCTGTGTATGTATCCCCATTTATCTCAACCACATGCGGCGCTGCCTGCTCTGCGATGTACTCCATTGCATTTCTTAAATCCATGATCCTGTCCTCCTTATGCTTCTTTCGTTCTAAAATCCATTACTTTTCCAATAACTTCGCCCGTTTCTGTGTCTACAACTTCTTCGCCGACAACCACCCGTTCCGGCTCCGCTACTGTTTCAGCAGCCTGTAGCACATCTGCAAAAGACATCTGACCCTTGACCTGTTTGCCATATTCTTCCGCATATACCTGACCTGTGCGCAGATCCTTCCCAACTGCCATGCGCGTCTGGATCGCCGTCACAGGCGCGATCTTTGACGTTACAGATACATCCACCGCCATGTCATCACGGCTCTCGTTCTGGGAAAATGTCAGCTTGATGTTCAGCTCTCTTGATTTCTTCCATGGGGTATTGGGGTCCTGCATATTCTCAAGCACAACCTTCAGTGCAGTGTTTGCTTTTTCTAATAACGACCCGCCGCAAAAATCGTTTAATGAAATAATATTCTCCATAAAAATCTCCTTTCGATGGGGTGCGCCGTTTTCCCCCGGCGCTGGGGTAACAGGAGGTCCCCGTCATGTCCGTGATATATACGCCCCAACAAGTCCCGAATTAGTAGTTTCTTTCGCGCTTATTGCGCCAGTGTTTCAACTGTGTTAGGATTATCTAAAACCTTGTACCAGCCAAGTTTAATCCTCTTCCTTATAACATGTTTCACCACATTACCGGCTATCTCCGTATAACTCCATAAAATCTTCAAATCTCATGGTAACGAGCCAGCCGCAATTATTTTTTCGATGGAATACGGTCGGCTTCTCGTCTGTCTTTGCATCCGCAACAGACTGCGCAAAAGCATCATACAGGTTCAGACGCTCTACTCGCTTGCATTCGATGTGTATCCCTGGTAGCCCAACCACATCAGCGTCGCCGTTCGAACCACAGTATTGTTGTCCTCTGCGCGCTTCATAGCCGTATTCCTTCAGTTTCCGCGCAAGCTCTCGTTCTCCACTCGCGCCCTTGTTCCTGCTGTTCGTTTTCCTCATCCTCCTTGTAGATAATTCCATATACTTTATACATTTTTTGGAAGCTCTCCCTTCCACGCTGATGCGCGTTTGTGTGATGCTCCCGGCATAGGCATATCTTTCGATGGTCCGAATCGTCTAGGGTATTGCGGTTGTTTCCCATGCCGATAGCATCCCAATGATGTATTTCCCCATCTCTTCCGCATATCGCACATTTTTTATGCTTTATACAAAAATACAGGTATCGGTTAATATCATCGGTACGTTCCACAGCGTTATCCGTTAATGGGATTCCATTTTCCACCGCGTACTCCAATATGGTGTTAATAAACTCCCGCGCCGTATCCATAGAGCAGTCTGCAAGGCTAAAATATCCGCATCCTGTTTTCACGATATGTAAGTATTTCAACCACTCCTTCTGCTCCTCTGGAAGATAGCCAGTATAAGATGCTATGTCCCGGATCGTCGCATATGCCTTTTTACGCTGCTCGGCGGATATATGCCGTCCATCATCCAGCCGGATTTCTGCATCCTTAATCTTTTTTTTGCTGAGGACTTCGCCGAGGCCTTTAATCGGGACGGATATAATTAAGTCTGTCCCCTTGTCGGTGTCCTTGTACTTTTCTATCCTCACAAACGCATTCATGATTTCCCTTTGCCCCTTATGTCATACACAAAAGCCATTTTGTTAATGGAGGTATTTTTAATAGCAAGTGCCACAATCCGGGAATCTTTGTAGATGATCTGCGTGACATGGAAACGATCGTATGTCGTAAATTTAGGCTTTGTCCCGGATATTTGCACTTTATCAGATGGAATCCATATAAACGGCGCAGTATACAGCTCTCGCCCTATGCCCCAGTTAAAACAGGCGCGTTTAAAACTATCGGATGCAAGTCCTTTTTCCTTTGCCGAAAAGGATTCTATGCCCGTGTCCTCTTTTGATATCCAAAGTTGCTTCTCGCTGTCATAAATGCTTACGGTACAATTCGCATTATCCCGCGTATGCTTCCGCTCCCAGTTCATCGGGCCTACAGCCTCGTCGAGGATGTTCATGTCACATCTTGCATCCTTATACAGCAATAGTGAGCAGCCGTTCTCTTTTACTGTGGACACGCGGCATTCAATCTCATCCGCCCTCAGCTCTCTAAATTTATTCATGTCCGCCTCCTACTTAATCCGAAGATGCTCCCCGCGCTCCTTCAATTCAGCAAATGTGAGGGTTTTTCCTGCATTCAATGCCTCTCTAATCTTAGACGTGTCAGGGATTTTCTTCATGTAATCGTCTGGGACTGCCGTATCATCCACTTCCATCGGAGCGACGCCGCCGTTTTTGCAGATTGCAAACGAGTAGAGGTTTGTTTTAAACTTCTTCCGGTCGCAAAGTACCATTGCTCTCTTTAGCCTGTCTTTCAGCATCGCGCTCCGTCCGTGTAACTGCTCCGCGCGCGCCGCAAGGCGATCAGCTTCTTTTTCAAACTTCGCGGCTTCCGCATCCAGCTCCGCCATAATGATTGCGTAATTCTCCGCCTTTTCTTCTAGTTCGCCGTCCATGCCGTCCAGCGTGTCTTCGATAACCTTCATCTCCAACTCATCCGCTGATTCCATCATTTCATACAGTTCCAAATACTGCCCTGTGATCTCATATAATGTGCTCATCTTCTTTGTTTTCCTCCTGTTCAATCTCCTGCGTTATCCGCATTATTCTTCTCAGGCGCTTATGCGCCTTTAATTCAGTTCCCGTATCCAGGCTTTCATTGTATTCATCTATCGGCTGTTCTGTATACATGTTACTCATCCTTCCACATGTCGCGGAATTTATCAAAAAACTCATTCACGGCCTTATTCATCTCTTCCATCTCTGGTATCGTTTCATTTTTTTTCATACGTGCTTCTATCATGCCAACGTAAAGCGTTTTTTTCATGATACTCTTCGCATCTTCATACGATACCCCAGCATCTAATAGGCTTTTCGTTACCGACGCAGACGCTACTGCAAAATCTCTAAGGACGTTCAACCCCGTCCCCATAATTCTCACTTTGCCATCTTCTGATAAAATCATTGCATTCTCTCCATTCTTGTCTTATAATAAAGATGATCTCCACAAAAGATCATCCGATGCAGAGCCAGTCCCCCAAGATTACAGCTCTGCATCATTTTTTTTGACCATTTCCCGCGCGCCGATCAGAAACGCCGCCGCTGCAGTAACCGCCAGCGTCACCGGGAACCACTGCAGGTCTGTTGTCTCCCACAGGATCAATGCCGCTGTAAGGCAGTTTGTCCCAATTCCGAGCATTAAATCTTCCATAGCTTGTCCACCTTACTCTCCTCTCCCGAACATCTGTAAAATCTCGTCATCTGTAAAATGTAACACTCTGTCAAGCGCCCAGATCTCTCCCAACCGGATTGTTTCGCCCTCTGCTTTCCGCTTTACGAGGGTGTTTCTGTTTATTATGTTCCGGCGGTCAAGGTCTTTCCCTGTCAGCCCGCTGCGTGCCAGTCCGACATTGATGACGCGCCGGACGGCTTCTTTGCGATCCGCATACACCCCAAGTGCTTTTGTTTTCGGCATCTCTTTCACCTCCACATCCAATATAGATTTGATAAAATCAGCGCGGCCATCGTGATTTCCCACGCTATGCGCCATCTCTTTGTCTCCTGCTTTGCTTCTTCGATGATCTCTACTGCAAAGCTGTCTTCTCTTTCGTTAATCTCAATCCCTCCTTTGTTGATTTCCATTTTCTTCCACCTTATAATGTACTCACAGGCTCCCGCCAGAGCCGAGTACAAAAGAAAGGAGAACTTCTATGCAGATAAATTCTGAAAAACTTCTAAATTTCATGAGAGAAAACCGAGAACAGAAGAATAATCACTTCCACGATGAAGATTTTTGCTCTTTTGGTTTTTCTCCAGAATATTTGGAACGTTATCTCAAAGAACTGGAACAAGCTGGATTCATTTCAGTGAATCGTCAGTGGATTGTCCGGTCTTATTCTCTTCTGTGATAACATTAAGGGCAAGGGCTGGTTTATCATCTTTGCCCTTTAAATCTTTTTCTGGATGGAAATTAAAATCTCCAACGTCAAGCGAAAGATTTAATACAGGGGATTTTAGACACCCTTCCGCTGAAAATGTAACGCTGCGAACGCCGTCCGAAATGTTTACTCCGTCAATCCAGATTTCAACGCCCCTCCTTCCTGTCATTTCCATTCGGAATTTAGGGACACGGTCACATTCCCTATTTAAATACTCACTCATCCCTCTCACCTCCCCTCTTCGCCGCTTACTGCTTTTTCTTTTTTCGCAGAAGCTTTGGCATTCCTTTTCACGCCTGCTTTGCTTGCCAGCGCTTCGGCGTATCCCAGAAAATATCCTTTATCTCTTTCGGACATATTAGGAAGCGCCTTGCCGATCGTGACGATTATGTCCTTTTCTTTTTCGCTCAATGCTCAACCTCCTTGTTTGTTTTGTTAAGCACATTATAACGGTTTTTTATGTGCTTGTCAATACATTTTTAGAATAATTTTGTGCTTTACAAACGTTTCATTATGGTATATAATTACTCTTGCAAGGAGGTGAATTTAATGAATATAGGCGAGCGGATTCGTTATTTAAGAAAAGATATATTGCATATAACGCAAGAAGCATTAGGAGAGCCATTAGGTCTTTCCAGGGCAAATATCGCAAATATAGAATCAGGGAGAATTTCAGTTACGGAACGCGTGATCAACGATATAAGTGAGAAATTTCATGTGAATGAAGAATGGCTTAGATATGAACGCGGAGAAATTATTCAGCCTTTAGAAAGAAGTCAAATCATAACTGACTTCGTGGGCGATTTAATAAAGGAAGAAGATTCGTTCAGGACACGCCTTATAGAAGCTTTGGCAAAGCTGGACGATACTGAATGGGAAGTTCTCGAGAAGCTTGCGGAAAGTTTGTCACACAAAAAAGGCTAGGGGTGTTATCCCCTAGCGCAAGATCTTTTTGCAGAAACGGTAAACCAATTCGAGCATTTTAATGTCATTTGAATTATTTACCATTTCGGCAATGAGTTTTTTGTAGTCCATCGTGCATCCCTCCCAACACGAACATTTGTTTGATTATATATTAACACAAGGTAATATATATTTCAACAGATGCGTACAGGGAAACGCGGTGAAGCGTCGAACCTACGCGGCAAAAAACGACAGCCAGCGCAGGGTTTGACAGAATGTTACACACGGTTATATCGCTGCGGCGATCAACAAACAAAATATCATATGAGGAGGATAAGAAAATGGCACTTATCAAATGCCCCGAATGCGGGAAAGAATACTCAGAAAAGGCAGCTACATGTCCAAACTGCGGAGCGCCAAACGATTTATTAAATGGGAGCCAGCAGAATTTGAACGACCAGCTCCAGACGAGCGATACCACAAAAAAAACAAACACAGGGTTGAGCATAGCTGCTTTTGTTGTTTCACTTTTTAGTTTAATATTTGCACCTTTATCCATAATCTCGATTATTTTAATTATAATCGACGCTGTTAAGAATAAAAACAAAAAGCGCAAGAAGGGGCTTTGGATTGCCGCACTTGTTATATCAATCATTATGATCATAACTCTTTTTGTTCCGAAATCGGGTAACAACGATGCAGAACAGCACACAGTTGTGCAAGAAAATTCAAATGGCGACGTATCAGAAGGAGCCGATCCAATCGAAACGGAAACTAACATTCCGAAAGAATATATTGAGGTAACTGCGGATGACCTCGTTGATGCTCTGAACAGCAACGCGATGAAAGCACAGAATGATTACCTTGATAAATATCTGCAAATCACTGGAACATTAGGCACAATCGACAGCTCCGGGAAATATATCTCGATTGATTCGGAACAGTTTTCGTTGGCAACAATCCAATGTTACATGACTTCCGAGACACAAAAAGAACTGATTATGAATATGAAAAAGGGCGACCCTATCACAGTAAAAGGATATTGTAAAGATATGGGAGAAATCCTTGGATACCAGATAGATATTGAAGAAATAACAAATTAAAAAATAAAAAGCCCCGATGCTGGTAACACCGGGGCAATAAAGGAAACTATACAGCACGTGAGGTGGTGGTATGTTTTCCCTCGCAAGAAAAGTATACCACAGCCTCCTACACCTGCATAGGTGTATTTTTTATACCTAAAAGGAGGATTAACTATGGCAACAGCAAAAAAACTCCCGTCTGGATCATGGAGATGCCGTGTTTACGACTACACAGACGAAAACGGGAAAAAACACTATAAATCATTCACGTCTGACAATCCAAAGCCCGCAGGAAAGAGAGAGGCTGAGGCTGCCGCCGCTGCTTATGCAGTTTCAAAAAAAACTGCTGCTCCGCGTTCCTTAACTTTCCAGGCAGCCCTTGAGGCCTACATCGAAAAAAGGTCTGTCGTGCTGTCCCCTTCCAGCGTCCGGGAATATAAACGCGCCAGGAAAAATTATAAGGACTTGAAAGATATCCGAATAGATGACATAACCCAGGAGGATATCCAGAGGCATGTCAATGCGTTTACCGAAGGGCACTCCCCGAAGAGCGTCCGGGATAACCACGCTCTAATCAGTGCCGTATTAAGGGAGACGCGCCCCGATTTTGCACTGAACACCGTTCTCCCGCAGAAGATTCGACCGCAGCTCTATGTACCGACAGATGATGATATAAAAAAGGTTATGGAGGCAGCCAAAGGGACAGAAATGGAAATCCCAATCCTACTGGCAGCCTTCGGCCCCATGAGGCGCGGGGAAATCTGTGCGCTTGACCGAAGTGATATAGCTGGGACACGCGTCCATGTGCACCGCAACATGGTTCTAGATGAAAACAGAAAGTACATTATCAAATCCCCAAAATCATATGCTGGAGACCGTTTTATAGATTTTCCCTCCTTTATTACGGACCAGATTCCAAAAGGCAACGGCAGAGTGACGGAACTCAACCCGAATATGATCACCCAACGATTTAACCACGTCCTAAAGCATGCTGGAGTGCCGCACTTCCGATTCCACGATTGCCGGCATTACTGCGCGTCTATCATGCACGCAATCGGGGTTCCAGATGCTTATATTATGGAGCGCGGCGGCTGGGGGAATGATGGGACATTAAAAAACGTCTACCGCCATGCGATGGAAGACCAGCGCGAAAAGATGTCAAATAAGACCAACGGTCATTTTGACGCGATGTTCAATTCTCTGTAAGCGTGTCATATTTCGTGTCATACTGTTGTTTATTTTAATATTTTAACGTACATATATATACTTTTAATAATATTACTATATATACAAGAAATGCTTTAAAATCAGCATTCCCAGCAAATAAAGGAATTTCAAAGCATTATGCAAACCAGTTCAAGTCTTGTCACTCCGACTAAAAGAACCTTGAGAGATCAAGGTTCTTTTTGCTTTGTGTCATATTTCGTGTCATACATCATCAAAAAATAAAAAGCTGGGAGGACTTTGCTTGCCCTCTCAGCTTATGTCTTTATTCTGGTTTTCTTTTATTCGCCACTTTTCAAAATCTCCGTTTTTTACTGCTTCTTCCGCTTCAGCAAATAGTAAAAGTTAGATAAAAAAGAAGGGGCAGCTTTTCGGCTGTCCCTAACTTTTAAAATTCATCGATCATCGGGCAATCGTGATGATCCATCTCTTTTAGATCATCTATGCTCACATAGTACTTTATGAGCGCGTATGCAATGTCTCTTTTTCCTGGTGCAGCGTTCAGGTCAAAAGTAAATGGCATCTTCCGGAGCGCATCGTTGTATGCCGCTGAAAAGATCATGTATGCCCGCGTATGTAGTTTTGCCGGTCTCTCGCCGGATTTCTGATTCCGGTAATCCTCTGCGATTCCTTTCCAGCTCAAATCCTCCGGAATCTCTGACGTAATATATACGCGCTCCGCGTAATCATCCGGCAGTTTTTCTACTTCGATGTACGCATATCTCCGCTGCCCGTCTTTCTCGTATCTAAATACGATATCCTCAATATACGGGAGTGCGGTATATTTCACTCCGTTTTGCTTCAAGACCTCTTCAAAAGGTCCATCGATGACCTGATATATTACCTCTACACCATAATGATTAAATTTTTCCATTTTTTCTTCTCCTTTTTCATTTTCTTTTTCCAGCCGATCCAGTTCAGCATTATTTGTTATACCTTAAAACTGGATCATAACTCGCGATCCTGTCGATATCTACTATCACAATCTGCCCTTTTATCATCGTAAACCAAATAAGCATTGCACCCTTTATTCTGCGATCAATCCCTTGTTTGCTCTTTAATGGTATAAGCATGTTTTTCCCGACAATTGCGATGTTGCACCCGCGATTAAAAAACCCTTTTAATATGTCGTAAAATAATTTTATCTGTAAACCTTCTTCTTCGTTTACGAGATATATCCGGTTTAAATTACCGGGCTTCTTCGCATTATAAGAGCATCCCATTGGATAACCCTTTCGCTCTTTTTCCTTCAACCATTTTCCTTTCGTCATACCTGATCTGGGCGGCATACTTATAGACTTTTCTCTCCAGTCTTTCATCCCGAGTTCTCTATAAAGTTCCGGAGAATCCATAAGAAAAAATTTTACAATATCCTGATCTTCCTTTTTAATTTTGCGAATATTATTTTTTATAACGTCAGCAAAAAACATATGGTCTCCCGGCGTTTCCAGCTTTTGAAAATATTCGTCTATGTCCGCATCAGTCAACTTTTGTACGTTTCTGCAGAAAAACGTTAAATAATTGTTGCTAAAAACCAGCTTGCTTTTTACCGGTTTCTGCATGGATACAATCCATGAATAATAGTCCATCATACGATATTTCGTATTAAAATAGATCATCCTTTCGTTGCGGATTTCCCTTATTATTTTCCCGCCCGGAGAAACAAATATATAAATTCCGGGACGTGGTTTATATGCTCTCAGCGCAATATCTTCCAGATTTTCAGCGCCTATATATTCAATGGCTTCCAGCATATCATTTCCCCTTTATATCAACTCAATTTTTGTTATTTTCACAAGTGTGTCCAATGGATTCTCTTTCTTCTCTACGATATCAAATTCGTAGTTGATCCACTGGTCATTTGTTATTTTGTGCGAATATGATCCGTAAGAACCAGACTCCTCATCATCCGGTGCTTCGCCCTCTCCGTCCCAGACATCGTTCAGTTCTACAATTTCTCCAACTTCAATCTCTGGAAGATAATCAACTTCAAAATCACCGGTTTCTTTTGCGATTTCGTACGCTTTTTTCACTGTCTCATTCATTTCGAGCTCTCCTTATCTGCTTTCTTGTTTTTACTCAATTTTTGTACCATCTGGGAATTCAAAACCAGAATAGTATTTTGCCCCTATGGCTTTCGCCATATTTTGGAAGTCCTCGTCGGAAAACTTCCCTGTTTTTAAACGTTGGGAAAATGCGGACTGTGATAATCCTATTCGCTTTCCAAGTTCCGTTTTGCTGATTTCAGCCGCGGAGCACGCCATGTTTACTTTTTGCTGGATGGTTAAAATTTTTACCGCCTCCTTATTATTTATTAGGTTTTCCTTATATCTTATTATATAATACTTCTGATTTTTGTCAACATGTATTTGAAACTTTTTTTGATAAAAAAACAGAGCTCATAAGAGCCCTGCTTTTCGGTGTTGTTTTTCTGTATGTCTTTGGTCAGAAAATTTACTCTTTCCGCCACTTTTTTGTTTTCCCGTCCCATTTAAAACCGCGTTCTTTCAGTTCTGCGCGGATGCCATACGTCTGCCCCGAGACAGCTTTAACCTTGTCCCAATTGATACCAAACGTGTCTCCATCCTCTGCGCCAGCATTTAACTTATATGTAAGATACTGCGTTTT